TTACTTTACTTGCCGACAATCATTCCTGATTCCATACCGCCTTCAAGGATCTCGCGCGCAATGTGGGCCGGCGTCTTTGGGCTGATGTTGATATTGGACTTTTTCAGGGATGCGCGGACAACACTGTCGTTCATATCGCTGACGGTCTTCTTGATTGTTCTCCGACGGACCTCAGCTCCCTTCTTTGTCAGAATTCGCAGTGTTCCCTTGCGAACCGGTGGAGGTCGCGCAGGGTCCTTGACGGGTACAATTTCATTGCTGCCTCCGCGGGTTCGGGTTCCCTTCATCACACCACGGGGAAACGTTCGCATTGACCTATGCCGAGTCACTGGGCGCCTTGTTTCCGGTTCCGTGTGCCCTACTTTCTGAATTTTGACGCCGGACATCGCTTATTCAAAACGGATGAGTTTATTTACAGAGAAGACACCACCAATAGATACCATGACGTCGCTTCCTTCGGTCGCTCCTCTGTCGCCCCCCACCACCCCCACCACCCCCACCATCAACGAATGGACTGCAGTTCGCGCCTACTTCAGCAATGGTGTCCGCCGTATGGTGGATCACCAGCTGGATTCCTATGAGGACTTTGTTCGCCACAAGATTCCCCTGATCATGCAGTCTACGCCGCCCATCACGGTATGGCATGAGCAGGATGAGGCGATCAAGAAGTACAAGTATGAGTTCAAGCTGTCCTTTGAGAATGTATCCTATATCAAGCCGCGTATTCAGGAGGCCACTGGGCGTGTGAAGCCGATGTTGCCCATGGAGGCACGCATTCGCAACTTCACCTACGCCGCACAAATGTACGTGGACATTCGGTTTCTTGTGCGGACGTACAAGGGACCATTGCTGGACACCTACGATGAAGAGTCGCATGTGTTTGAGGGCATCTCGCTGGGCAAGCTGCCCGTGATGCTAGGCTCTAGCTTGTGCCTGCTGAAGGATTACCCTATGAGCCTGGCAGAGTACGGAGAGTGTGCCCACGATCCTCTGGGATATTTCATTATTCACGGGTCAGAGCGCACGATTCTGTGTCAGGAAAAGGTGGCAGACAATCGGATCATGATCTTTCAGAACAAGAAGTCGGCGTCCAAGCACACGCATTCGGTGGAGATCAAGTCTCTTCACGAGTCGTTCACGATGCCTCCGAAGAAGCTGGAGATCAGGTTGAGCTCCAAGTTCAACGGATTTGGCAATCCACTTACGGCGTGTGTGCCTCGTTTCCGAGAGGACATTCCAGTTGTGGTGTACTTTCGTGCTCTGGGCGTTCTGACGGATCGCGCCATCACAAACATCGTGTGGGGAAATGAGACGGATCTTCACGCGGAGCTGCTCGCCGCTTCGTTTCGTGATGCGGCTGAGCTTCGGGTGTTCACGCAGCAGGAAGCCGTTCAGTATCTCACGAACCACCTCCAGTATGGAACCAATCAGGAGGACAAGTGTGCATATGTTCGGCAGCTTCTGAACTCGGAGCTCCTTCCTCACGTGCGATTCGCAGAGGAGCTGACAACCACGCCTGTTCACAATGCTCGCAAGGCTATGCTGATGGGCTCTATGATTCGCAGGCTTCTGCTGACATATTGCAAGCAGATTCCGCTGGATGATCGTGATGCCTACCCGAACAAGCGCGTGGTGACGACGGGTGCCCTGTTGACCCATCTGTTCCGTCAGCTCTTTCAGAAGGTGTGCAACGATACTCGCAATGAGTTTGTGCAGGAGGTCAACAATGACTCGTGGAAGCGCGGGGAGGGTGGTCCGCGGCCGATGGATGTTCTCAATGGCAACAATCTCTACAAGATTCTGAAGGTCTCAGCGATTGAAGGCAAGCTGAAGCAGGCATTGGCAACGGGCAACTTTGCGGTTCAGGGTCTTGGTTCAGCTGCCGCCATGTCCAATGCCACAAAGGTGGGTGTCTCGCAGGTGCTGGCCCGCATGTCGTATGCCGCGACTCTGAGCCACCTTCGTCGCATTCAGACGCCCGTGGAAAAGTCAGGGAAGCTCTTGGCACCTCGTAAGCTTCATGGTACCTCGTGGGGATTTATGTGTCCTGTGGAAACACCTGAGGGTCATTCGGTGGGTATTGTGAAGAACATGAGCTTGCTGACCTCAATCTCTCAGCACACACCGTCCACTACGGTCAATCATTATCTGCGGGAGATGAGCGGTATTCAGTGGATTACCACTCCTCAAGTTTACGAAGGTACGTCCATTACCGTAAACGGCGTGATTGTCGGGTATACGAAGGACCCCCACACCCTAGTTCTCCGCCTGCGGGCCGCAAAGCAGAGTCGCCGACTGCATCCGCATATTTCGGTGGCCTGGTATACGCTGATGAATAGCATCTCGGTGGAGACGGACGGTGGTCGCTGTGTCCGTCCTGTGTTCCGGACCGGCATGACGCCTCCGCAGGACACGTCTAACTGGAACGAGTGGTGCAAGTCGTCCATTGACTATGTTGATTCGTCGGAGACGGAGACACTGCGGATTGCTATGAACCACGCTGAGATGACACCTGCCCATACGCATTATGAGATTCACCCGTCTCTGATTGTGGGCCACATGGCGTCTACGATTCCCCTGTCGGATCACAATCAGTCGCCTCGTAACACCTACCAGTCCGCCATGGGCAAGCAGGCGATGTGCGTCTACGCTGGCAACTTTGCCAAGCGCCTGGACAAGAACGCCTATGTCCTTTGTTCCATCGCTCGTCCGATTGTGGAGACACGAGCCATGAACATTCTGAAGATGCATGAGATGCCGTTTGGTATGAATGCAATTGTGGCGATTGCTTGCTACGGCGGATACAATCAGGAGGACTCGGTGATTCTGAACAAGTCTGCAGTCCAGCGCGGGTTCTTCCGCGGTCTGTATTACGGAATGTACAAGGACGAGGAGCACCGGAACGTGACCTCGGGTCGGGAAGAGAAGTTTATGAAGCCGCAGAAGCACAATACGCGCAAGTACAAGAACACCTCCTACGCAGCCGTGTCGGACAATGGGCTCCCGATCATCAACTCGGTGATCAATGAGAACGATGTCATCATTGGCAAGGTGGTGAACTTGCGAAACGATGCTGCTGGCTACGCGTTTCGGGATGCGTCCACTACCCACAAGAACTCTGAAAAGTGCCGCATTGATGGCGTGTGGCAGGACAAGAACTCGGATGGCTACCCATTTATCAAGGTGCGCACGGTGTCGGAGCGTATCCCGCAGATTGGAGATAAGGTGTCCTCTCGTCACGGTCAGAAGGGTACGATTGGCATGATGATGGAGGAAGAGGATATGCCCTTCACGTCCACGGGTCTGCGTCCGGACATCATCATGAACCCTCACGCTGTCCCGTCCCGCATGACGATTGCTCAGTTGATGGAGAACATCTTCGGCAAGATCGGTGTGCGCAAGGGAACACTGGGCGATGGCACGCCGTATTCTCATCTCAAGGTGGAGGATCTGAAGAAGCACATGGTGGACATGGGCATGCATCCCTACGGCAACGAGATCCTCTACAACGGTCAGACGGGCGAGATGATGCAGGCCGAGATCTTCATGGGTCCCACCTTCTACCAGCGCCTCAAGCACATGGTCATCGACAAGAAGCACTGCATGACCGATGATCACGACGTCTTAACGACGACGGGTTGGAAGCCTATTAATGAGGTTACACTGGAGGACAAGGTAGCTACACTTCAGAATGGACGTGTTATCTATGAGCACCCACTTCAGACATTTGCATATGACTATCAGGGTGACATGTATGAAGCGGAGGCAGATCAGATCAGTCTAAAGGTCACCCCGAACCATCAGATGTGGGTTGCTAAGTCCTATACTCGAAAGCAAGAGTGGAGGTATGGATTCCACGAGGCTGCAGATATTATGGGAAAGCACGTCAAGTATCAGAAGGACGGTGAGTGGTTGGCTCCGGTATACCAGTTCGTACTCCCAAATGTCGGTCCGGTTGACATGGACGCGTGGCTAACGTTCTTCGGTATCTGGATTGGAGATGGATGGTGCACAGACAGTCGCGTGACAGTCGCGGCCAACAAGCCTCGCGTTAAGGCAGCTCTAGAGACGTGTCTACCTCGCCTCAATCTTGCGTATCGCTACTATCCAGACTCGTGCAAGTTGGACATTTCGGACAAGAACCTCCGCACCTACATGCGCCCCTTGAGTGTTGGTGCAACGAACAAGCGTCTACCCGAGTGGGTGTGGGAGCTGAACAAGGAACAGTCACTGACACTCCTCACTGGACTGCTCCTTAGCGACGGACATACCGGGGGTTCTGGGTCTCTACTGTACTCTACATCGTCCACAAAACTTGCAGATGATATTCAGCGTCTCGCACTCCATGTCGGGTGGTCTGCGAACAAGCGCCTTCATACGGCAGCCGGTAGTCCTTACACAATTGGAAATCATTCGGGTGTGACGACACAAGACTTGTGGCTACTCGCATTTATTCGAGCAAAGAATCGACCTGCAATGAATCACGGTCACCACATGGCACAGCATGGTCAGAGTGAGAGGATGGTCCCTTTCGATGGCAGGGTGTACTGTTTGGAGGTTCCAGGGCACGTGTTCTACGTTCGCCGCAATGGAAAGCCGGTGTGGACAGGAAACTCCCGCGCCCGGGGCCCGATTGTCTCACTGACTCGGCAGCCGTGCGAAGGTCGGTCCCGTGATGGTGGTCTGCGTGTGGGTGAGATGGAACGTGATTGTATGCTGTCACACGGCATCTCGGTGTTTACCAAGGAGCGTCTGATGGATGTCTCCGACCCCTTCAAGACGGGCCTTTGCAAGAGCTGCGGAACGTTGGCAGTGGTCAATCCCGTGGAGGGAA